ATACTTCTCCTTGGCCCAGTTGTACAGGCGATAGTAGGGCTTGTCGACTTCATTCGCCCTGAATCGCCTCAGACGTTTCAGCTGTATCTTGTAGACCTCCTTGGTGATCTTCCTCCGCCTGAGCGCCAGGTCGAGGGCTTTCTTGGTGATGCTGAATTCAGGGGGAGGGACCCTGCGCCTGAGCCTCTCCTTCTCCGTCGCACCGAAGCTGAACGTCCTGCTCTGCCCTTCGATGTGCTTCCTTGCGTACGGAACCGTGACGCCGATGGTGATTGTCCTGTGCGTGATCTTGTAGTAATGCCCCTGCGTGATGTCCCCGCCGACGGCCTTGAAAAGGCGCCCCGTGTCGGCCAACGGAAGGATGTTTGCGGCAAGTCGAGTCCTGCCGGCGATGAGCCCTTTGGATGCTTTTGACACAGAGTACAGACCGCCTCTCAAGGCAAGGTGCGTCCTCATGGTGCCGAGGGTCCGCATCGGATTCCCGAGGCCGTAATCCTCCTGGCGCGAGAAGATCCACGCCGGGATCGAGATCTGCTTCCACGACCGGACCTGGCCTTCCTGGAACCTGTATCGGTCCACCTCGCTCACGATGCGGTCGATTTTCTCGTGGACGGTCGGGTCGATGCCGGTCGCGCCGTTCTGGAAGCGGGTGCGGATGTTCTTCAGGCGCTTGAGAAGTCCGCCGACCTTGGCGCGGATGATGATCTGTGCCATTTAGACGACGTCGAGCGAGCCCGACTCGTCCTCGTTCCGCCGCGTCCCGTCGTGATCGAACTTGCTGCGTGTGAAGACCTTCTCCTGGCCCTCGGTGGTCGAGTGCGGCAGGTTGATGGCCCCGGAAGGGAGTGGGAGAGCCATCTCGCCGTCGGCGATCTTCCGGAGCAGCTCGCGGAAGTAGTCGCACTGGGTCTTGTAGTCGTCGGGGATCACGCCCCGTCTTGCCGCAATCCCTCAGGTGGCAATCCAGAGGGTGGCGGCCTTGATGAGCCCGGCACCGGCCGGGATCGGAAGGGCGACCGGGACGGTGTAGCCGGCTTCGGAAAGGGATGCGTTCACCTCGCCCTCGGCGTTGTCGAGGTGGAGCGTGCAGACGGCGTCGTCGACCTGGCCGATCTGGCGATCGTCGGTCATCTCGATCAGGATCTTCTTTGAGATTAGCGTCTCGACGTCCGAAACGCTGCCGTAGATGGGCATGGTCGCCCCTTCCTGAAGAGCCCGTGGAAGGGGACCGCCGCCGAAAGGAGGATGCCAAACTGCGGCGGTCCCTTGTCCTCAAGCTCTCTAGGCCACAGCCGACCTGATAATGTAGCCTGCGCTCTTGGTGACGAGCTTCGGGACGTCCTTGTAGGACACCCGGATCACCTCACCCTTGCGCTCCTCGTCGCGCCACCGCTCGGTCTGGAGCGGCTGGCTCTGGAGGTGGTAGCCCCACGAAGGCGTCCGCAGCGCGGGACGGGGCGTCACGTAGCCGATGTAGACGTGCTTGCCCCAGAGGTACGACAGGACGTCCGCCTGCGCCTCGTTGGCCGTGTTCTCGATCGCGCCCGTGACGAGCACGTTCTCGATGTCGAACAGGTTGCCCAGGAGCTGCGGGGTGATGACCCCGACCTGCACGTACTTGATGCGGTCGAGGATCTTCGGGTGCTCGCGGAGCTTCTCGTAGACCTGCCGGGGCAGGACCATGAGGTTCGGCTTCTGCGCGATCTTGCCGAAGATCACGGAGCGCGCGAGGGAGACGTCGTCCGCCGGGTCGGAGGTGGCGGAGGCGAAGTCGCTCCACTGGTCGACGCCCGCGAGGGTGACGTCGGCGCCGGCGTCGTACGAGCCGGCCGCCTGGAGCACGGTCACGAGGCGCTTCTCGCGCCGGATCTGGAGCTTCTCGGTGATGATCGTCGTCGAGTCGCTCATGACGTCGATCGGCGAGTCCTGGTTCTGCTTCTCGTCGTCCTCGACGAGTTCCTGGAGGGCGTGGCGCTCCACGACGTAGGAGTCGCGGGTCACGGCCCAGTTGATCTCCTTCGCCACCGCCTTCGACGCCCACTCCGTCGCCTCGGGCCGGAGGTTGGACTGGTCGAAGAGGTAGTAGACGTCGGAGTCCTTCTTGACCGGCGCGACCGGCCAGATCTTCGGCGCCACGAGCTCGGAGTTGACGACTGCGCGGCTGATGTTGGTCAGCACGGCGTCGATGTGAATCTGCGAAACGAGCGGCATCGCTCGGTCTCCTTACTTGGTTTCCCTGAAAACGTCCACGGTCACGCGCCCATCCGGGTTTAGGTCACGACCAGCCCGGTGAGCAGCATCTCGAAGATGTCGCCGTCGGCTCCGGCCGCCTCGAGGGCGATCCCCCAGTTGCGGTCTGCGCCCGCGCCGCCGGTGACGAACTTCCCGGCCGCGTCGATCTTGACGCGCGCTCCGTAGGCGATGGCGGCGGCGGCCCGGGCCTTGGTCGTGCCCGAGACGGCGACGTCCACGAACTTGCCGCTCGCGGGGAGGTTCTGCTGGACGCCGATCACGACGTCCGAGGCTGCCGTCGGCTTCTCGACCTGCTTGGCGACGGAGTCGAGCCGCAGCGCCCGGAAGCGCTGCGAAGTCGTGGCCGCGGCGTCGGCCGACAGGTCTTCGGCCGCGATGAAGCTCAGGTCCTGGTTCGGGTTCTGCTGGGACATCTCTTGTCCTCCGTACCTATGGTCTCGATTCCACCAACATCACGCGCCGTGGGAGGCCACCAAAGGTGGTCTACGCCTCGACGAGCTCCGGCTTCGCCTTGGCGACCTCGCGGACCGCCTCGGCGTAGCTGAGCTTGCGGCCGGCCTTCTCCTGCTCGGCCATGTAGCTCCTCGCCTCGATGTCGAGGGCCGCGCCCTTGGCTTCGGCGCCGGCCTTCGCCGCCGCCACGAGCTTCGGGTCGATGCGGGCCATCTCGCCCAGGCGGACCACCGCCGGGAGCGAGTTGAGGAACTCCTGCAGGAACGCGAGAGGGGAGGACTCCTTGGCGTCCTTGCCCTCGGCGAACTTCACGGTCTTCGAGGAGTCGAGTGACTCCATGAACTTCTGGAGGCCCATCTGGTCCCACTTCGGGAGATACTTCCCGTCGTGCTTGAGCTTCTCGCAGAAGCTCGCGATCTTCTCGCGGTGCTTCTCGAGGGTCTCGCGAGCCAGGTTGCTCACGAGCTCGTCGTTCTGCTTCTTGAGGGTGACGTTGTCCTCTTCGAGCTTTTTCAGGCGCTCCTCGGTTTCCTTGAGCATCTTCTTCTCCTCGTCCTTCTTGGCCTTCTTCTTCTCCTCGTCCTCGTCGTCGTCCCCCTCCTTCTTCTTGCCGAAGGGAGGCGGCTGAGGCATGTCCATCAGCTTGTCGGCGAAGACGACCGAGGTCGCGGGCTCGCCGAGGGCGACCACGTCCGCCAGGGTCTTCACCTCCGGGATCGCCGCTCCGAGGAGGGCGACGCGGCGGAGGACCAGCCCGAAGTCCCGGCCCTTCTGGTCGGTGAAGTTCTCGTACAGCTCGCTCGAGATCCGCTTGTAGCGGCCGAGCTTGATGGCGTCGCGGGCCAGGTCCGGCACCTCGTCGAAGTCCGCGGTGAGGACGGCGGAGCCGTTCCCGGAATCCTTGACGGCGACGGCGGTCGCCCAGCCGAGCGACGGAAGGCCGGAGTTGTCGAGGATCTCCTGCTTCTCGTCGTGGCCGAGGACCATCGGGGGCTTGAGGCTCGACTTCAGCTCCACGAAGTTCTTCGCGATGGTCACGAGGTCCGCCTTCGTGAAGGTGCGGCCGCGGTGCGTGCCGGTCGCGAAGATCTCGACGCCCTTGAGCTCTCCGAGCTTCATCGTCCTCTCCTTGAATTCCTTGGCCGTCTCCGGCCGATCACCCTTGGACTCCTTCGGAATGAAGGAACATACCATTTCCGCGCGCTCGCGTGGAAGGTCTTTTACTTTCATCATCCGGAGGACGCAGCCTTCGAAGCCTCCCTCGAAGCCGCCGCCGCCGTTCATGGAGTTCGACACGAAGTCCATGACCGCCGTGCGCTCGTCGTCCGACATCTCGAGAGGCTCGCCATGCTTCACGGAATCGTCCTGGATGCGGATCAGCTCGCCGAGGTGGACGGACGTGTAGCCGTTCACCATGGAGTTCTTGATGATGTAGTTCTCGACGTCGTGCGAGTGCGACGGTTCTCCGGCAGGCTGTGTCTTTCCGCTTCCGTCCGGCTTGATCGAGTGGACCTCGTGGACGTGGTTGTCTTTTTCGTCCGGAGAGGTGCGCCACTTGAGCATCCCGAGCAAGCCTCCTGCGGTTATCTATACTTCCACGCGGAGGCAAATGCAACAGGATTATGCGAATCCTCTTCTCTTCGGAGGCTTGATCTCGTAGAGGGTGAGCGATCCACGGACCATCGCAAGTGGATTTTCCCCTATGGGGCCGCACGTAGGACAGGAAAGGAGGCCACCTGAGTCCTGCACGATCTCCTGATCGTGCGTCAGGCAGACCATCTTGATCTTGTCGGCGCCGTCGACGAGAGGTGTCGGCTCGCTGTCAGGCATCGTGGACCGTGCCGCACATGCTGCACGTCTCCTCGGAAGCGGCCATGACGCCGCGCTGTGAGAGCGGAAAGTTGGAGGCGAGGATCTCCGGCCTGGCGCGCTTCGACGAGGCATGCATCTGGTCGACCTGCGTCGGCACGGACACGCGCATGATCTGGAATCCGTGGAGGGCGGCACGAAGTTCCGGAACATCGTGGTTGGACAGGATCCACTTTCCCTTCACAGCCTTGAGCGCGGAGCCGAGCTCCTGAGCGCTGGGCTCCTTGAAGTGCGCCGCCTGCTTGTTGGCCGTCCCGATGTACGGCGGATCGAGGTAGAAGAACGTGTCGGGAGAATCGAACTTCTTGAGCGCCACCTTCCAGTCCATGAGGTAGACCTTGACGTCCTTCAGGCGCTCGCGGTAGCGCATCATGCGCTTGCCGATGTAGTTCTGCCACGATGCGGCCGCGCTGTTGACGGACCAGGAATCGCCGCGGCTGCCGAAGGAGTTCCAGCGGGTATACATGTAGCGATAGAACCGCTCCGTCGGATCGCTGAACCGCGCGGTCTTGAGGCGCTTGAAGAGTTCCTTCGACGGCGCCCAGTCCATCGCCGCGAGCTTCCGGCGGTCCTGCTCGGAGAAGCCCTTGAGGTAGAGCATGCAGTGGACCTTCTCCGGGTCGATGTCGGTGAGGATCTCCTCGGCCCCGGAAGGCTCGCGAGCGAAGAGCACCGCCGCAGCGCCGGCGAAGGCCTCGACGTAGCGCTTCATACGTGGAACGAGCGGAGCGATCTTGGAGGCCAGGTAGCGCTTCCCTCCGTAGACGGAGAAGGGAGCGGAGATGTACTCGAGGATCTCGTGCGACGGGTCGAACGGATCGCAGGGGAGCGCCTCGGCGTGGAGCCCCAGCTTCTTCTTCAGCTCGAGGATGCACCGCTCCTCCTCCTCGTCGGTGAGACCTTCACGGCGCTTGGCCGCAGCGCAGATCGAGAACGGATTGTCAGCGGCCACTTTTCACCGCCTGAAGGAAGAGACCCCATGCCGTCTTGGCGGGGAGCCATTGACCCTTCGTCGTCTGCCGGTAGGCGCGCTCCTTGCCGGCCATGAGGAATCCGATCTTGGCGGGCTCGGAGAAAAGACGGATGCCCGTCCGGAAGGCGTGGATCTTGGACATGACCTCGTAGAATTCGCGGAGCTTCCCGATCTTCTGCGGATCCTCCGGGAGCGACTCCTGCCGCATCGGCTCGAAAGCGGGGTCCATCTTGTTGTCGGCCGCGGGGTCCGCATTCGGATCGGGCTGCTGCTGGGACGGGTCGGGAAGCCCGTCAAGCTGCTCGTTCGGGTCCATGCCGAGCGGCTGGATCTCGTCCGTGACCGCCGGCTTCGGGCGGCCGTACTTCCGGTAGTAGTAGTCCGGGTCGAGGCTGACGCCCTGCTCTTTCAGCTTGCCGTCCATCTCGAGCTCGAGGATGAGTTCCTCGGCACGGGACATCTCGAAGCGCCACTTCGGATAGTTCGTGACGTCGTAGTTCATGTCCACGATGCGGCGGACCACCTGCCGGTTGATGGTCTCCTCGATCATCTTGGCGAGGTGCTCGACGAAGAGCTTCGACACCTTGAAGTGGACCTGGCCTTGAGCGCGGGCGCCCGTGCGCTTCCCTTCCTCCGCCCAGAGGAACGAGCCCATCACGCCGATCAGGATCTCCTTGTTCAGGTCCTGGATGGCGCGCTCGTATTCGGTGCTCCTGCCTTCCGTGGCGATCCTGAGGATCTCGATCTGCAGGTCCTCCGGGATGGTGAGCACGGTCTCGTTCTGGATGGAGTCGAGCACGTCCTCGAGCTGCTTGCGCCTCGCCTCGTCGGTCCCGTTCGGGAAGCGGCCGATGATCGGCGGCATCCCGAACTTCTCCATGTAGATCGCGCGGAACTTCCACGCCCAGTCCTTGATGAAGAACGCGCGGTAGCCCGCGCGCAGGTCGGAAGAGCCATACGGGTTTGCGTAGAGCGGCTGGAAGGTGGCGATCAGGAACTTGTTCGGGTCGAACTCCTCCATTCCGAAAAGCGATCCTGAGCCGTACGGCGAGGGGCCTCCGGACGACGAGTAGATGCCGCCGATCCTCTGGATCACCTTCGCCACGCCGCCGAAGTCGTCGAGGCGGAACGTGAAGACGTAGGGGTCCTTGGACTTCACGCTGTCCAGGCCGATCTTCCCCTTCCAGTCCCCGGCCTCGATCACCTTGTAGTTCATCTCCCCGATGGAGTACCCGCAGTTCACGCAGTCCATCACGCCCCAGAGCATCTCGTCGAGGGACGTCCTCATGTTCTCGAGGGTCCACTCCACGAACTTCGCGATGTCCACGTCCTCCTCGCTGTCGGAGGCCGGAAGGATGTCGGCGGGAAGGCGCGACACGGACATCTTCTTCAGGTTGACCGCCGCCTTCACGTACGGGTCGCGGACCATGTCCTGATAGATCCGCACGCCCTGGCCCTTCGACAGGACGAGGTCGTCCGGGTTGTAGTCGTAAAGGCTGCCGATGAGCGCGATGGCGGAGCGGGTCCACTCTTCCATCATGCCGTTCGCGATGACGTGGCGGCTGCGACCGCCCGAGCCCGGGCCTGCTTTCTGCTTCTTCACCGGAGTCACCATTTTGTCTCTCCGAATCCTGCCCTTGTCCTGGGCGAGCGCGAGGAGACGTCCACGATCGCTCGCGCACGGGGCGCCTCGGTGCCCGTGCCTTCATGGACTCCGAACACGCGCTGGCCGTGACCCTGTGCCCCTTCCGGGTTGAACACTTTTCCGATCTTCTCCATACCATGCAGGACCGCCTGAGTCAATGCGTCCACCCGGTCGTCGTGTGCGACCTTCGGGAAGCCCAGGAGCTCGCCGACGCCGCCGTCGCAGAAGCCGTCCTCGAAGAGGATGAAGCCGCGCTCGTAGAGCACGGCGGTCTGCCGGACGCGCTGCTCCTTGGAGACCGCCGGCGTGATGGTCCGGATCGGGTAGAGCACCATCCGCTCGTCGCGCCCCATGATGACCTGAAAGCCGGTGGTCTCGATCAGGATGTCGGTCGGCTTGTGCTCGGCGAAGTCGCTGATCATGCCGTCGATCATCTGGTTGTAGGTCAGGCCGCGCCAGCGGTCGATGCGGCGGACTCGCATCAGGCGCTCCTGGAAGTAGACGTCGAGGACCGTGCGGGCGGTCCAGTCGCCCTCGCCTCCCGAGGCGGCGAAGTCCCAGGAGGAGTAGCGGACGTTGCCGCGAGGAACGGCTCCCGAGAACTTGCGGATCCACCCCTGCTGGACGATGCGCTCCTTGTCCGGGTGGAGGATGTTCCGCATCGTGCGGTCGAACTCGATGCTGCCGATCTCGCTCTGGCGGCGGAGCAGCGCGTGCGGGGGCCACTTCTGGGGCCAGCGGCTGACCGGCGGGTCGCCCGTCACCGACAGGTCGATCCAGCTCCACTCGGGATTCTTCTGGATCTCGCACGTGAGGTCGTCCTCGTGGTGGAGGGTGGCGAGGTAGATCGCGCGCCCGGTGGGGCCGAGGAGGGGGATCCAGACGTTCTTGAACGCCTCCTTCACCTGCTTGCGCTGGGTCGGGAACTTGACGGCATTCTGCAGGTCCACAACGTCGTCGAAGAGGATGAGGTCGGCGCGGGCACCCGTGCCGGTGGTGAGCACGCCGCAGGCTTCGATCGACGAGTCCTTGGAGAAGATGTCGCGCTTCACCGTGAGCGACTGCTTCGTCCAGTCGTCGATCCACGGATTGCGGACGAGGCCCGGAAACACCATCCGCAGGTACTTGTTCCGCGAGATCATGTCGCGGAGGAGGCCGATGCGGTCCTTCGCGGTGTCGTCGGAGCAGCACACGAGCTTGATCAGCAGGTCCGGGTTGCGGCCGAGGCACCAGAGGATGTAGCCGACCGCCTGGGTGGTCTTGCCGATCTCCTTCTGCGCCACGATGCCGGCACGAGCAGGACCCATCATGTGCGCGACCATCGTGCGGTGGCAGTCGGCCTGCTTCACCCGGAAGACGAACTCCATGAAGACGTTGAAGTCCTCGTGGGCACGCTCGGCGATCTTGCGGTGAAGGATGGACGCCGCGGTGGAGATCTGCTTCTGGGCCTTGATCTTCCGGTCCTCGTCGGACCAGCCGGTCGGATCCATTGCGCCTCCCGAGATCCGCAGAACGGATCTATACGGTGATGCCCTGCTTCGTGAGCGTGTAGGTGAACGGCACTCTGACCTGCGGCGTCGTGCCGTCTGGTTTCAGGACGAATTCGCTGTAGCCGTGCTGGACTTCGAAGTTGACGCTCGCCTTGGGGACCGTGAAGAGCATCTGGCCGTTGGCCGGTGCGCCCTGGATCGCGCCCGAGACATTCCACTTGACCGCCGCGTCGAGGTCGTCCACGTCCGTCTTGGCTGCCCAGGTCCCGGCCCAGCCGGTGATGTCGAGGGCGGTGAAGGCGGGCGGGACGGAGGAGACGACGAGCTTCTCGAGCACGAGGAGGATCTTCACGTCCTCGTTCGACACGAAGGCGTAGTGGCCCTTGGAGCCCAGGGTGAAGCGCCCCTCTTCGTTGAACCGGAGCTTGAGTTGGAGGTCGGGAGGGACGGCCACTAGGGTTTCCTCGTGAATGCGAAGGACAGGACCGCGGAGGCGAGGGCGCCGACGATGGCGAGGGCGATGCCGATCCACAGGCCGGTGCGGTGGCCCTTCTCCGCCTTGTGGTCCTCCTGGTGGTCGTCGATCCGCTTGTGACAGGACGTCGCGCTGTCCGTCACCTTCTGGAACCCCGCCGCATCGGAGACGAAGTGGCTGTTCATGTCGCTGCGGAGGTCGTCGAACTTCGCCTCCAGTCGCGTGAATCCGAGCTGAGTGGACTCGCGCTGCTCCTTGAAGGCATCGGCAAGTTCACGATCCATGTCGCCCTCCTTGTCGGCCATCGTTCCTCCCGGCAGTCGATGTTGCTCGTCCCCGGTCGCCGGGAATCATACGGCGCCGCCCATCTCCTTAGGCGGGGAAGTCGAGCAGCATGCCCTCGGCGATGACGTCGTCGGTGGCCGTCGCTTCGGCGGTGGCCTTGACCGTGATGGCCGCGCCGTCGTCCTGCGTGGCCGTGCCGTCTTCCATGTCGTTCACCCCGGCGGGCGCCTGGATCACCGACGAGTGCCAGTCCTGCGTGTCGACGCCGGTGCGGATGACGGTGAAGTCCACCTCGAAGGTCCCGACCTGCGAAGCCTGGAGGGCGATGGTCAGGATGATCTGGGTGCCGAAGTAGATCTTGAGGGTCTTGACGTTCGCGTTGTTGGCGGTGCGCCCCCAGATCTTGCCGCGCAGGACCTTGCGGTTGTCGTTCAGCACTCCCGCGGCGATGATCGCTGAGACGAGATCGTCCTCGCCGGTGGTGATGTTGCCGACGGCGACATGGACGACGGCGTTGTGCTGGCGCGTGATCTGTTCGAGTCCGATGATGGCTCTGGGATCCGACATGGCTGTTCTCCTTCAATCCTTCCCACGGAGGATACGACACGGAAGGCGGGGAGTCAACTACCGCTGCACGGAATCCTCCGGATGCTCCGGAAGGGCGGGGTCGGGAACGCGGAACTCTTCGCGCGTCAGCTTCGGCGTCGCGGTGCCCGGCCCAAGCCGGCCGTTGCCATCCGGGTCGCGCATCGTCTTGTCGACCAGGTCGACGAGGTTGTTCAGGCCGAGCGCCCGCCCCTGCTCGATGTCCTCCTGCAGGCTTTCGAGATCGTCCTGCGACACGATGCTGGTCCCGCCCTGGCCCTTGTTGAGGCCGAGCAGGATCGCGTGGAGGCGGTGGGCGATGATCTTGGAATCCAGGGCCTTGATCTGCACGCGCGCGATCGCGGAGAGGGCGCGGGCCTTTCCGACCGGGATCCAGTTCTTGTAGACGGCGAAGTTCAGGCGCGACAGGAAGTCCATGATGTCCTGCGCGCTCTTGAAAAAGAAGTTCGCCTTCGACAGGTCTTCGAACTGGCTGACCTCCTCCTCGAGGACCTTCCTGGCTTTGTTCGATTCCCGCTTGTCCCGCCAGAAGACCACATGCTCGCGGCAGAACGGAGTCGTCTCGCTCCACCGCTCCTTCACGCAGGTCTCGACGCGCTCGCTCGGGTCGATGTGCTTGCACTTCCCCCAGCCCAGCTTCGGACGGCCGAGGGCGACCGTTTCGTCGCCGGCCGGGTTCACGAAGACGATCTCGTCCTTGCCGGTGGCGCGGGTGCGCGACTCGAGGACGGCGAGCTCGGCGATCGCGGGATCGAGCGTGCGGTCCGGGTCGCCGCCCTCGCGGCTCGGGATGCGGTCGTGGTCGAGCACGTTGGATCCGGCGCGCTTCTTCCGGTTCCTGATCTTGGAGGGGGTCTCCTGCTCCATTCCGGACGGCTGGCCGTCCTCTCGGCTCCCCCCTCCGGACACGTTGGCAGGAGAGCACTTGTAGCAGTAGACGCGGGAGTTCGACTTCGAAACGTAGACCTGCGAGCAGAGCGGGCAGGTGCGGCTGTAGGGTCTTCCCACGGGGATGTGCTCCTCATTCTGTGACGGGTCGATGG